GACTGTGGAGATCATCGAGTGAACGATGTTTAGGGTAACCTTGTTTGCCGCCTCACCGGGTGCGGAGGTAGGCACACGCGCATACCACCCACCACTGAGCCCGACCAGTGGGGAGTTGCCGTAAAGGCGTAGATTGCGCAGGTTCCCCTGAGTTCGGTAAGACTGGGCTTCCCGTATAAAGTTAACCGTATCAAAGATTACGGAGAAAACACGCGCCTTGGCCGTTTTCCACCAAAATGCATCTGTGTCTGTTGTGTACTTTGCCATTTAATTCTCCTATTCAGATGAGTAGAAAAGCAAGTCATCCTCGCTTAACTTTTTAGAGTCTCCGACTATTAAATCATCAAGATCTTCATGTCGAATCATTTTCTCTGGTAAGAACTTAACCTTCACATCAAATCCTTCACGAGTGAATTCAAACTCGCCAACCCCGCAAGCCTTCATCATATCTACAAATTGTTTTAGTTCGTTTGGGTTCATTGTAAATTCTCCGTTTCCCACCAATCGTCTGGGTCTTTATTTTCTGCACGCTCAAGTCTTTGTAATTCTTCTTCTTCCATCTTGTTACACTCTTCAGTGAACCATTGCTCTGTCCCATATTTTGGCGCTCTGATCAATTCTTCACTACAATAGTGTCTTGACTCACGCCAAGCATAAAGGAAGGCATCAGACAAATGGTTCTCACAGCGTTCGCTTTCCTTCTGGCGTTTTTCATCCCACTGCAGCAGCCGCCACTCGTCTTCCAGACTGCTTCCGCTAGGCAGCTTAATGAATCCGGAGGCCAGATCAGAGTTAAGAAGCTCAATGTAAGCGAATTTGTCATATTTGCTTGCGGCAGTGATGGGAAGTTGGTAGCGGATACGAAACTCCTCCGCAATACTCTTGCCAAGGCCTCCCGTATCGACAACGATTTTGAGAAATTCATAAATGTTCGTCAGCTCACGAATATGCTGCGCGATTTCTGTCGGTATCATATGGCTGGCCTTAAATTCATCGACCAGATAGAGAAAGGGAAGGTCTCTACTGAATGCTACGACAGTGAATGCCGTTGCGTCCTCGAAACCCAAGTCAACACCCAGAATATACTCAAAGTCGAAATCGTTAACGGGGAGGGTTTCGTAAATATTCTTATCCTCACTAATTCTGTAGACAAGAGAATCTGTGCTGCGAACCCACTTGCCGCACCACTCCCTGAGAAAGACAGGATGGTCTTGATCCCAGTTTCTCCGGGACATACGTTGGTCTAACCAATCCTTTGCGTGAGGGATGTGGGGGTTCTGCATAATCGTCCACTCATGAGTTGAGTAGTAGGTATCTTCATCGTTCGTAGATCTAAAGAAAATTCCAGAGCACGAAGCGTTAGGAGTACCAATCATGCACAAGGTTCCATCACAATCGATCAGAGTAGGCTCTAAGGCCTCTTCGACCAGCTCATCCATATGTCTACCAAAAGACGCACACTCATCAAGAATAACGAGGCGAAAAGCAGATCCTCTAAGTTTATCGACATCGGCTGAATCATTAGCTCCTGTTAAATAGATTACGCTTTCGTTTGGGAAGGTGCAAAAAAGCTCAGAGTTATTGAAGTGTAGACCTAGGGAGTACTGGTCATTGAGTTGTTTTATCTTAGGCCACATAACCCGTTTGGCATTAGATCTTGTAAGCGCAATGTATGCGGCTTCTGAGCCGGGATGCTCCACCATTTCTTTTAATAAATATACTGCTGCTGCATGAGTTTTCCCGGCTCGTCGTGAGCACAGTGCAGTCTTTAACTTAGCTGGATCAGCGATAAAGTCAATTTGCTCCTGAAAGCAATCCTTGAAGAATTGGGTAGATCTCTCTGTATGGGTGGTGTTCTTGCCTATCGGTGGAAGATGGCCAAAGCGTTTAGTGTATTCCTTCAAGACCGTTCTGGCCTTCAGGACGTTCATACCACTAGTTGTCTTCTTCGTACTTTTTGTCATCTTCTGGACTCTTTATCGGCACGTAAATTGGCCCTTCTTCCCAGCGAAAAAACTTATCCCACGGAAGCTCGGCTCTTCTTCTTGGCTCCCTTACTTCCCTTACTCGCTGTAATCTCTTTCTTGGCATTTGGATCTTGGCCTCCAAACTCAACTATAGCGGGTTCCGCAAGTGTTTCAAAAAAAGATACATTAGAAAGGGGTGCTACAGTAGTTATATTCTCGCTGTGTATGAATACGAAATTCTCGTATAGCTTTATATAGTCTATTGGTGGGTTTGAGCTATTTAGCCGAATGAATGTTTCCGGCCTCTTCGATGATATCGATACTGGCTCAAAGAACCGTACTGTTTTTAAACTAATCATTAGTCACCTCTATTTCAATGTTGTGTAAAATGTACGGGTTATATAGCACCTTTTTACCTCCGAACTTCAAGGGGTATTTGGGGAAAAAATGCGTTCCCACTATCTCCTTGTCGGGGCTCCACCCCAGCTCCTCTAGAAGCATCCGTCCTACTCCGAAACCTCGAAATTGTTTTTTCACGTACGCGTAGTGTACGAGCGTCCATTCCTGATCTTCCCCGCAGATAAACCCATACATAATACTCAGGTCGGATGCGTCACAGGCTACGTAGATATCGGTGGACTGAATAAGCTTGTCGATAATCCTTCTGTGGTTGGAGAAAAATACCGGCTTGGGAACCCCCGCCGCGTACGCCGAATGAGAATGTTGATGGAGCCAAGAGTTGTATATGAAAGGGATGTCAGGCTGGATGGCCTCCCGTATGCGAACGGGGAGCTTCTCCGGCTCTACGCTGCTACTCATAAGGCGCCTCCGGCGGCTGGCGAGGGACAGAGTCCCAGAGCAAATGCCAGACCTCCTGATTGAGTCTCCAAAACAAAATCATAGCCTTCGCTGCACTTTCAGTTAAGTGCTCGTTGTTAAGCTTCACTGTATCTTCGGTAATTGCCATATCTCCGTAGCCGATCCCTTCCCAAAGAATGTGCCAGACCTCATGCAAGAAGCTTTGCCTAGCACATTCATCGGTGAGTGTTCCATCAATCGTCAGTTCATGAGTCTCAAAATCGACATGAGCAAAACATTTATTGTCTTCCCCGTCCACTACTGGGTGTTCGATTAAGATATCAAAGACTGCCCAACCCGCATTTACCTGCATATTGGTTTTCCGTAATTGCTGGAAAAAATCACTCATCTCCTTCTTCGGCCTTCATCATATGAAGAGCCTTTTTAACTTCATCCCGTAACTCGTTATCACTCAGGCGGTCTATTCGAGTCCTCTTCTCCATATCCCCCTCCAGTGTGGCGAGGGTCTTGAGAAGATTTCCCATCCGCATGAAATGCTTCGAGTCATCGGGACTAAGTGTAGATATCGTTCCAGAAGCCTGTCCTATAAGCTTGGCTATCTCAAGCTGACATACAGACATAGCATCCGCAACGAGGGTCTGCGAGTTGGGAAGAATGCGTAATGCACTCATCTGATTTCTCGCAGCCTTCAAAAATCCATCCGATTCTGTCCTCTCCTGCCTACGCAGATCTGAGGACGCGAACATTGGACGATCTTCAAGCGGCGCTAACTTGCTCTGGGTTTTCTTCCGTATCTTCACTAACTGGCTCCAGTTGAGATATTACCATCATTCCAATTTCCAGCCCATCAATCTGAGTTTTGATCTGAGATTTTTGGCCTTGAAGGTTCATAAGTTGTTGCTCTATATGACCTAATTGGGTACACAGGTCTGTGTACTTTTTTCTAATCTGTTCCTGATTCTCCGACATAAAATTCTCCCTTATAGGTAACTAAGTAAAAGACCACCCAATATGAGCAAGCCCGTAAAAAATATCACTGAGGTGTATGTGTGCGTATTCAAGAGTTGGAGGGGGGGGGTAGGGGCGTGTGGGTAAATTCTTACCTTTCCCTACATGTAGGTGCGTGTGGGTGCATGTGTGCAAATTCGTACATCTGTCTACATTTACATACATGTCCTACATTTCCCTACATGTAAGGGGATGTGCGGGGATGTAGTCAAAGGTGCGACATGTCGGTGGGTGTAGGGGGATGTAGGGAATTTCACTACATGTAGGTGGATGTAGGTGCATGTAGTCAAAGGTGCGAGATGTAGGGTGATGTAGGTTGGTGTAGGGAAAGTCCTTACATGTCGGGTTATGTAGGTGGATGTAAGTTTTATCCCACGTATACCTACATGTAAGTATATTCCCTACATGTATGGCAATGTATGCAAGTGTAGTCAGGTGTGTGTGGATGTAGGTGGATGTGGTTTTATGTAGGTACGTGTAGGATAAGGTAGGTATACGTAGGTATAAGTAGGTATATGTACTGAAATATCCCATTATTACCTACATTGCCCTACATTCTCGCCTTGACACCTACATTGGTGCCCTATTCCTACATAAACATACTTTGCCTACAAGGTGAGTTTAGGCTTACACAAACTTACAGTGGAGGTCAAGTAGGTAAAGGTGCGAGCGCCCTTCAGATCGCAACCTCGCGCGTTAGAATCAATTTTGAAAAAAGAGGCATATTGACTCCAACCTTGAATATAAATGGCGCCACAGCGATCCTCAGAGTGTGCGCAAGGTATGCAAAGGTGCGAGTACAACTTACATAAAAAAGGCTGTTTTTGCTATTGACATCAAATCGAGTCTGGCAGCGTGTAGGTCTCTATCCTACCTCTAACTACATGATATCGTTGTGCTTTTAACTTGTGTTGTGGTTGTGGTCGATATATACTGGTGACAGTCAATTATGGCTTTTAAAACTGGAGATGAGAAGATGAGTATTAAGATGAGTATTGAGGATATTATCAGAACGTTAGATCAGGTCACGCGGCAAACCACGCAAGGCCTTCGGATGCTAAACGAGCGAATCAACCAATTGCAGGAAGTCGCGAGGGATGCAGATCTGGAGCTCGCGAACAACATGAAAAAAGTCGTTGATATGGCAAGCTCTGCAGATGCAGCGATCTTGCACCGAATTGACATATTAGAGTCAACGGTCGAACGTCTGCAGGTCGAGATTC